AAGCCACTCTGCACCGGAGCCAGCCTTTGGGCTGTTCCTAAACTTGCCAGAGGGCTCTGCCCCTTGGAACCCCGGCACGTCAATGACGTAAGTATTTCTGCGAAATGTCCACCGGACATTCCTACGGAATACTTACTGATTGACTAGGACTCTGTCCTGCACCTGTATAAGAGAGCGTTGCACTCTCTTATAAATCTCCTGCCAATATGCCGCCAGAACGCTGTGGCTGTTAACAAAGAATGAAAATCAAGCAATGAAAGGAGACAAAAGCCTATGAGAAAACGAAATCATACAGTAACCATACGGATGAATAAAGAGGAATACGATTTGTTTCAGAGCAAGGTTAAAGAATCCGGAAGAACACAGCAGGAAGTTGTGATAAAAGCAATCGCAGACTTGAAGATAGCATCGGCAGAGGAAATAGAAGAACTGAAAAGACTGAACCAGATGTTTGCGGATATCCTTTGTCAGCTCCGGGGAGCTACGACAAATATCAACCAGATTGCAAGAAAACTGCATACAGATGGAGAAATCCCAAACGACAGTATGTTGTATTTCCTCAATAAAAATATTCTCAAGTATCGGAAGGAGAGTGAAAGGATATGGCAGTTAATAAGACGATTAATAAGCGGACAAATACACATGGAGCAATGAGAAATTGTATTGAATATGTTTTACGGCAGGACAAGACAAGTGAGCTGATTACTTATGTAACAGGCCCGTACTGTCACAATGAAATTAATTATGATTTGGTGTACAGAACCTTTTTGGAAGAAAAGAAGATGTGGAATAAAGATACAGGGAGAATGTATGCCCACAACATTATTTCCTGGCATAAGGATGAGCAGATCACCCCGGAGCAGGCATTTGAATTTGGAAAAGAGTTTGCAGAAAATTGGTTCAGTGGATTCCAGACCTTAGTGGCTGTGCATAAGGATAAAGACCATATCCACTGCCATTTGGTTACTAATTCAGTGAGTTATGAAGATGGGAGAAAGCTACATAATACCAGAAAAGATCTGGAACGTATGAAACAGCTTACCAATCAGATGTGCCGGGAACGAGGACTGACCGTTGCCGAAAAAGGAAAGCATTTTGATGGAAGTCAGATTGAAAAAGGGGAAGTCATTGCATGGAGCAAAGACAAATATAATCTGTTCTGTCAGCAGGTAAAGGATAGCTTTGTAGCGGACTGTGCAATGGCAGTGTTAAAAGCACTGGAAAATTGTATCAGCAAAGAAAAGTTTATAGAAAAAATGAAGCAGTTCGGATGGAACGTAAACTGGACAGAGAAACGGAAGCACATCACATTTCAGAACCAGGATGGGAAGAAAGTGCGAGATAGCAATTTGTCAAAAACATTTCATCTGGACATCAGCAAGGAGGGATTGGAGAATGAATTTGATAGAAATAGGAAAAAAGCCAGAGATTCAGCCAACAGAGACAGCAGATCAGATGAAGAACTTGCCGGATACTACCGACAAGTGGAAGCAGCTTGCGAAGGAGCAGGCGGCGTTACTGGAGCTAGTGACGGAAGAGAGAGACGAGTTACAGGTGAGAATTCAGAAGATGAACGAGTTTATCCAGAAATTTCAGGAAAGGACACACAAGCTGAAGATGGAAAAACAGAAGCTATTCTTCGAGAGTCACGAAATGCAAGACGAAATTCGGAAATTAAACGACGAAATTCATCGTTTGACAACCGAACTGTCCGAAACGCAGAAGTTGAATCAATCGCTTCAGAAGAACAACGACGATTTAAGGAACAGAAACGGCTTGAAGAGCAGGAGCGAGCAAGAGCAGCTCGAAGAAGAAATAAAAGACGTTCGGGACCAGAACTCTAAATTGCAGATGCAATTGAGAAAATTGCAGGTATAGGACAACTGATACAAAGAATATGTTGGAAAAGAGGTGAGCATCATGGTGAATCAGTCAGTAATAGATTCCAGTGTTAATCTGGAGCAGTTAAAGGACATTGAAGATTTAATTCCTGATATGGATAAAGCTATTTCTGAAAAAGTGGAAACTTTTCTGGATAAATCTGGCGATCAGCCGTATGCTCACATGAATGAAGGGTATGTGGTAGTCGTGGAAATGACAGGAGAAATGGATGCTACAGATGCGATCAGTGATTATCTAAGAAAAAGAACGGAGTTGATGTATTAGATGCAAGTCTTGAAAAAATATCTTGCGAAGCTACAGATGTTATGTTAATGTGAAGTCAGGGAAAATGAACGTGATACATGGTTTCTGACTTCAAATTCAATGGAATAAGTAAGTTGGGAGCGATGTAAAATGGAACAAATGCAAATGAATATGCCAGATATGTACGATGCTGCATTGTATCTTCGGTTATCGAAAGATGATATGGAAGAGGGAGGTGCGAAGTCAGAGAGCAACAGCATTGCAAATCAGAGAGAGTTACTTCGGAGCTTTGTAAAAAGCCAGCCGGATATTCAGATCTTTGATATATATGTGGATGACGGATACTCAGGAGGAAATTTTGACCGACCTGAGTTTAAACGAATGACAACTGATATAGAAGCTGGAAAAGTAAACTGTGTGATTGTAAAAGACTTATCCAGATTCGGAAGAGAGTATATAGAAGCCGGGCGATGGATCGAAAAGACCTACCCGGCTTTAAATGTGCGTTTTATTTCAGTTACAGACCAGTTCGACAGTAAAACAGCAGATTTTTCAGAGAAGTCATTTGTAGTTCCAATCAAAAATTTTGTAAATGAAAGCTATTGCCGGGACATTTCCGATAAAGTGCGAAGCCATCAGAAAATCAAACGTGAGAAAGGTGAATTTATTGGAGCATTTGCACCGTATGGTTACTGCAAAGATCCGGAGAATAAGAACTGTCTGGTGATTGATTCTTATGCAGCGGATATTGTAAGAAAAATATTTTCATGGAAAATTGATGGGTTCAGTCTTGGCGCAATCGCAGAAAAACTGAATGTACGTCATGTGCAGTCGCCAAAAGAATATAAAAAGGCAAATGGTGAAAATTACAATTCCGGATTCCATAGTTCAGATACACCGAAATGGTCGGCAGTGCAGATCAAAAGGATTCTGACCAATGAAGTCTATATTGGAAACATGGTACAGGGCAAGCAGGAACGAATCAGTTATAAAGTAAAGCAACGCCTGGATAAGCCAGAATCAGAGTGGGTGAAAGTAGAAAATACGCATCCGGCAATTATCAGGCAGAATGATTTTGATGTGGTTCAGAAGCTGCTTCAATATGATGGCAGGGCATCGAAAACATCGGACAGTGCAAACTTTTTTTCAGGTTTTGTATTTTGCGGAGATTGCCATACACCGATGATACGCAGGGTAAATCAGTATAAGGGAAAGAAAAAAGCCTTTTATATCTGCCAGACAAAAAATAAAGGTGGAGATTGCACCAGACACAGCATTCCGGAAGAGGTGCTGAAAAGGATTGTATTGAAAGAGATTCAGGCATATACGGCACTTTTCGTAGACTATCAGATGATTATGGAAGAACTTTGTGAAATGAAAGTCAGTTACGATCAGGTAATCGGTTATGATACGCAGATTAGTAAGTTGCAGGAAGAATATAACCGCTATTACAGTCTGAAAGCATCTTTGGGTGATGACTTGAAAGAGGGACTGATCAGTAAAGAGGAGTTCGATGATTTTCGGGAAAGTTACGGAAGAAAATGTGAAGAACTGGAGCAGATGATTGAAAATCAGAAAAAGCTGGTGAAGCAAATGTTTGAGGGTGGAGTGTCTGCAACTGTTCAGTTGGAGGACTGGAAGAAATCACTGGAAATCAAAGAACTGGATCGCACATTGCTGGCACTGACCGTAGATAAAATCTATATTTATGAAAACAAGCAAATTAAAATTCACATCCGCTATCAGGATATGATTGAGAAGATGAAAGTCATAAGACGGTTTTATGCGGAACACAGGACAGAGTGCAGGAAAGAGGTGGGATAAATGGCAAGAACAGCAAAAAGATATAAGAAAAACACAGAGAAGAAGATTCCTGGTATTCCGGTATGTATGGCTGCAATTTATGCCAGATTATCCGTAGACAATGATGAAAAAAAGTCAGAATCTATTGAAACACAGGTTACGCTGATAAAAGAATTCATTCAGAAGCACAATGAAAATCCGGACAAAGAGTATGAGATTGCTGTATATGATATTTATTCTGATTTGGGAAAAACCGGAACAAATTTTGACAGACCGGGATTTGAACGGATGATGAATGATGTCAGGGCAGGTAAAATAAACTGTATTCTGGTAAAGGATTTCTCACGATTTGGAAGAAATTACATTGAAACTGGTAACTATCTGGAAAAGATTCTTCCTTTTATGAAAGTGCGATTTATTTCTGTATGTGACAACTATGATTCATTTGCACCGGGTGCTAAGAATCAGGAATTATCCATGAATATCAAGAATTTGGTGAATGATGCTTATGCAAAAGACATTTCCGCAAAAGAACGGGCGGCGAAACGTATTGCACAAAAAAACGGTGAATATGTGGGATCTACAGCTCCATACGGATATTGTGTGGAAAAGATAAATGGAATTTGTAAGTTGATTGTGGAACCGGAAGCTGCAAAGATTGTCCGCAGGATTTTTGAAGAATATGCTTCGGGAGATGGCATACAGAGCATTATTGACAGGCTGTTTGAGGATAGGGTACATCGGATTTCGGACTATAACCAATATCATCATGTGTACTGTCAGGATGGAGAGAATCTTCATCAGTGGGGAAATTCTTCGATACGTGCGGTTTTAAATCGAAATAATTATTATGGTGATCTGGTTCAGAGAAAATACGAATCCAGATTTCAAAGAGGTGAAAAATGGTGTGACATACTGGACCAGAGTCAGTGGATTATTACGCCAAATGCTCATGAGCCGATTATCAGCAGAGAACTGTTTGACAAAGCACAGGTCAGGTTAAAAGTAGCACAACAGAAAGCAACAAAAACTACAGTAGGATGGGAAGAGGATGAAAGAGCATTTTACAATGTATTGTATTGTGGAGATTGTAAGCGAAAAATGTGTACACGTAGATACAGAGGCAATGTGTATTACTTTTGCAATGCTGCCTGGTATCGGGATGAAAGAAAATGTAGTCACAAATCTATTTCCGAAGAGAAGCTGCAGAAAATTGTCCGTTCAGAGCTGACCAGACAGTTTCAGTTATCTGACTTACGGAAAAAGGATATGTCTGCTATAAGCAGTGCAGTATTTCTTACCAAAATCAAAGAAATTCAAGCAGAGATCAGGAAACTGGATGCAGATATGGAAAGACGTTCAGAAAAACTGGCACAGGCATTTATGCAATATAAAGAGGGCGAACTTTCCAAAGAAGCCTATATAGAAATGAAAGATGACCGTAATAACTGGAAAGTGTTCTGTGAAGAGAGGAAGAAGTCTCTGGAGCAGACTATACGTAAACTGGAAAAACAGCAGAAAAAAGAAGCCAGATTTTTACGAAGTCTGTTGGAACTGGATGGGACAACCAGAATCAATGCGGAACTTGCGGAGAGCCTGATTGAAAGTATGTATCTATATGGTGATAACAGACTGGAAATCAACTTCGGGTTTAAGGGGGCGGTAGAATATGAGTAATCAGAAACTGATTATTGGATATTACCGTCTTTCCATGGAAGATGATTCAGAGGGAGAAAGCAACAGCATTATCAATCAGAGAAAACTGGTAAAAGATTATATTTCCAATATTCCGGAACTGGCTTCTATGCCATTTCAGGAGTTCTACGACGATGGATATTCTGGTTCTAGTATGGAGCGTCCGGCAATTAAACAGGTTTTGGAGCTTGCCAGAGAGAATAAAGTGCAGTGCATTGTGGTAAAAGATTTTTCACGTTTTGCCAGAAACTATATTGAGATGGGAACTTATCTGGAGCAGATTTTTCCATTCCTGGGAGTACGATTCATTTCTATCTCAGACCGATATGATTCTAAAGATTATAAAGGAAAGAGTTCAGACATCGAAGTACAGTTTAAAGGATTGATCGCAGACTTCTATGTGAAAGATCAGTCTGTAAAGGTAAAGGCAGCAGTCAACACCAGACGGGGAAAAGGTGAGTATTGTTGTGGTTCTGCACCTTATGGGTATCGAATCAATCCAGAAAATAAGAAAGAACTGGTGATTGTAGAGGACGAAGCGGAAGTGATTCGCAGAGTATTTGAACTGACCAATCAGCG